ATACCGTAGTCGGATCCGGTGACAGGTTGACGGCATCCGGCAATAGCTTGTCGCCTCCTTCCCCACCGGCACTTCGGTCTGGTCTGTCACGTCACAACCAAGGATGTACGCTTCAATATTCAGCCAGGTCCCGGTCGATCCCGACTTTGTCCAGAAATAGAAGTTGGTCGTCGCCGTTCCAAAGGCGCGTGAGCTGACTACAAAGGGCGTCACTGAAACAGCAGCGCCGCTACGATCAATCGCGCTGATGCCGAAATATCGAATTCCGTCTGCGTCAGCACAATATATGCTCAAGGTTACCTTGTACGTTTGATTTGGATCAACCTCGAAATAGTCTGAATAGACCACACGGTTTGTCGTTGTCACGATCCGATGAGCCAGCCCAAGTGACACCGATACCACACTGCCATCAGTATCCGTCCAGCCAGTCAAGACGCCAGTATTTGAGTAGTTGTTGACCAGGCTTTTTGCCCGGACATCCAGTTTATCCACCGTAATCGATTCTGCGGCGATCCTTGCCGCATCAAGACTTCCTGTCGTTATCTTGCCTGCATCGATGCTGGCAATTTTCGCGCTGGTGATGGTGGCATTGTCGATCTTGGCATCCGTCACGGCCAGATCAGCAATCTTGGCGTTCGTGACAGCAAGGCTCGCGATTTTACCTTCCGTCACCGCCAGGTTCCCGATCTTCCCATTGGTCACGGCAAGGCTCGCGATCTTGGCTTCAGTGACTGCCAAACTGTTAATCTTGGCATCGGTTACCGCGAGGTCAGCTATCTTTGCGGTCGTAATGGCTGCGTGGCTCGGAAGCCCACCTGGCCATTGGCCGCGTACAGCTCGTTCAGACGCTGGAACGACCGGCCCTGGCGATCCGCGACCCAGTAATGGCTAAAGTCGCCAAACGCGATGACCTTGGCAGAGGCCGCGATCGTCGGTACGTGGCTCGAGGTCTTGATCGGCCGATTGAGGATCGTGTCCGGCTCGCCCGCAGTCAGTGACGGCTCCGACAGCATGGCGATCGCACGCTCCATCTCGACGGTATCACCAAATGCGATCGTCATCGGATTGTGGATCATGATCATGGACACAGGCGACATCAGGACTTCGCCGCCGGCCATAGCTATTACCGAAGCGGCGCTGGCAGCAATGCCGTCGATCTTGACTGTGACCTTGCCGGGATAGTCCATGAGCATGTTGTAGATCTGACTGGCAGCAAACACATCGCCGCCGGGTGAATTGATCCAGATGGTAATGTCGCCCGAGCCGTTCATGAGCTCGGATTTGAAAAGTTTTGGGGTCACTTCGTCGCCGTACCATGTTTCCTCGGCGATGGCACCGTCGAGGTAGAGGGTCCGGCTGTCTTCGTTCCTGACCCAGTTCCAGAATTTCCTGTTCAAGGTAGGTTACCTCCTTCTTGTTTTTTTGATGCGCTCGCGAAAAGTCCTGCATCCTGAAGCTTGGTCATGTTGCCATTGATCAGGTACAGGTCGCCGCCAAGTTCGGGTGGGATGGGGTTCATGTTTTCCAGTTCCCGGATATCGTTGCTGGACAGCCATCCGTTCTGACGACCGGTCGCGTATCCGGTCATCCGGCTCTGGTAATCACCGCGCAGGAGTCCGTCCAGATTGAACTTCACAAAGTACTGCCTCTTTTCGGAAGGCAGGAACAACGCTTTCTGGATTGCCATCTCCCAGCGGATCACCCAGGGGTCGAGTGTGTATTTCACGAACTCCAGCGACTGCTGCTCGATGTTGGAGAAACTCGACTTTTCGAGGTCAGCCAGCATATGCGGCGGCACCCGGAAGATCCGAGCAATCTCGTTGATCTGGAATTTGCGAGTCTCCAGAAATTGTGCCTGCTCAGGCGGGATGCCGATCGCCTGGAATTTCATACCCTCCTCGAGCACGGCGACCCGATGGGCGTTGGAGCTGCCCTGATAAACCGCATTCCAGCTTTCACGCACCCGCTTCGGATCCTTGACGACACCCGGATGCTCCAGTACACCGCCGGGGTTGGCACCGTTGGCAAAGAATGATGCGCCGTATTCCTCCGTGGCGATGGCCATGCCAATCGCATTCTTGGCCATGGCGATTGGCGAATAGCCGATCAGACCGTCAAAGCCCAGGCCGGGAATATGCAGCACCTCTTCACGGCGAAGCAGGTATACCCCGCGATCGGACCGGTACTGGTAGATGATCTCGCCGCTGGCTGCACGATCGACGGTCATTTTGTCTGGTAGAAGCGGGTAAAGCGACAGGATCTGGCCGCGGCCGTCTCGGATGATCTGTGCATAGGCGTTGCCCCATAATAAAAGGTGACTCATCAGCGTTTCTCTAAACACGAATGAAGTCATCTCGGAGTTGGGCTCGTTATGCAAAAGATAATACAGCGGGTGTTCCAGCGACTTTTCCTTGCCTCTGTCGGTGTATCGGTAGGTGTGCAGCGGCAAACTGGCGATGGTCTCTGCCAGGATTCGGACACAGGCATAAACAGCGGTCGTCTGCAAGGCTGTACGTTCATTGACGGTCTTGCCGCTGGTGGTGCTGCCGAAGAAGAAACTATAGGTGCTGCCCGGCAACGTGTTTGTCGGCTTGTCACGAGCCTTGAATAGTCGATCAAAAAGAGCCATTGAAATCCTCCATAAAAAAATCTATCTAAACTTGGGTAAATTTCCGGTTTAGCATATGGGTTTGTAAAATACTCTCGTATATAATCCTTCTGGAAAGGCGGGTGCACGATGAACAGACTGGTTATTTTTTGGAACTATTTCTGGTGGAACTACCATATCAACCATGCTCGTAAGCACGATGATCGGATTGAAAAGGTCATTCCTGATTGGAGAAATAAATTCGCATCTCAAGCCATGTCAGATGATCAGTAGCCCTCGATCGTTATAAACAGATCCACCTGTGCTGCCTCCATTCCGAATTGCCCTGTCCAGCGCCATGATCGTCGCTACAGCACCATCAATCCTTTCAGTTGATTTCTCTTTATCTGGTTTTATATTCCCGGCCGGATCGGTACGGACGAAAATGTTGTCCATCATCCAGCGCAGGACCGGGTGACCACCGTGGGCTAGTTTGCCCTCAAGTGTTAACTTCATCAGCTCTTTGGTCGGCGGCGACATGTCCTTAAAGCCTTGGCCGAACGGCACAACCGTGAATCCCAGGCCTTCGAGGTTTTGCACCATCTGGACCGCACCCCAGCGGTCAAAAGCAATCTCGCGGATGTTGAATCGTTCGCCCAATTCCTCGATGAACCGCTCGATGAATCCGTAATGCACAACGTTGCCTTCAGTGGTCAGCAGGTGCCCTTGCTTATGCCACAGATCGTATGGAACATGATCGCGGCGCACCCGGAGGTCGATGTTATCCTCCGGCATCCAGAAAAACGGAAGCACGCTGTACAGGTCGTCTTCATCCGTCGGCGGGAAGACGAGCACAAAAGCCGTGATGTCGGTCGTGGAAGATAGGTCCAAACCGCCATAGCAGATCCGTCCTTCTAAACTGGCTGGATCAACAAGAAACGAACAGGCGTCCCACCTAAGCATAGGCATCCAGCGCACCGATTGCTTGACCCACTGGTTCAGGCGCAGCTGGCGAAAGCTGTTCTCTTCAGCCGGGTTTTGCTTGGCTGATTCGCAGGCTGCCTTCACCTTGTCGATGCTGACGGTGATGCCCAGCGATGGGTTTGCCTTCTTCCAGATCTTGGGATCGGTCCAATCATCATCCTCCTTCGCGCCATAAATAACTGGATAGAACGTGGCATCGTGCTTTCGGCCTTCCAGAATATCCAGTGCTTTCTGATGTGTTTCATAGCAGATGCTATTCGTATCCGATCCGGCTGTGGTGATCAGGAAATACAGCGGCTGCATCCGGGCATCGCCCGAGCCTTTGGTCATGACATCAAAGAGCTTCCGGTTCGGCTGGGTATGAAGCTCATCGAACACGACGCCATGAATATTGAATCCATGTTTTGAGTAGGCTTCCGCAGACAGCACCTGATAGAAGCTGTTGGTTGGCAGGTAGATCAGCCGTTTGGTGGATGCCAGTAGTTTAACCCGCCGGTTTAGGGCCGGACACATTCGAACCATATCGGCAGCCACTTCAAACACAATCGATGCCTGCTGTCGGTCAGCCGCGCAGCCGTAGACCTCGGCACGTTCCTCGTCATCACCGCACGTGAGAAGTAAAGCAATGGCAGCAGCCAGCTCAGATTTACCCATCTTCTTTGGGATTTCAACATAAGCGGTATTGAACTGACGGTAGCCGTCGGGCTTAAGGATGCCAAAAACATCGCGGATGATTTGCTCCTGCCAGTCGATCAGATCAAAAGGCTTACCAGCCCATGAGCCCTTCGTGTGCGATAATGCCTCGATGAACGATACGGCATAGTCGGCGGCTCTCTTATCATAGTGTGAGTCCGAAGCCATAAACGGTGTCGGTTTGTATTTCTTGAGCTTTCGTATGACTTCTTCCCCCTTTCTGAATTCATGCCACAAAAAAGGACCCCATGTTAGGAGTCCTTGGTGGTCGTGTAGGTTTGGTTTTCCTTTAGTTATACTTGGCAAGGATTTTAGCCAGCACCTCTCGGTCAGCATCCGTTTTTGGTTCTGTGTCCCACCCGCGGTCGAAGTTCATGATCTCGCGGCCGTCGCGTTTGACGGTCAGCTTGGAAATCCGGCCTTCATCTATACCGTAAATTGAAGGCTCGTCGTAGCTCTTGACCCAGTATTCGCAGCCGTCTATTCTCCCGTTTTTCCACATTTTCGTGTCCTCCTTGCTTTCCTTAGTGTATATATCACTCTACGCAAGGCTAATAGCAACCAGAATCTGCTTGAATTACTACACAAATATTGACCGCAATAATGTGTTAGTTTACCCAGCATCGCCGTAAAGAATGAACCGAATGTACTCCTTTCGGCTTTCTTCAATAAAGATCACCAGTTCGTGAAAGTCCTGTTCAAATGCCAAACGCTGGACTTGGATCGAATTCATCATGTTGACAGCTCCGCTGTCGCGGATCGCCATAATCTGATCTTTGATTTTGTCAGTCATCGCGGTCACCCCCGATTTTGATTAATTCGTCCTCGCCAAAAACCACGCCTAGACTGGACCCACGATCCCAGGAACAGAAAACGGTGCCAACATCGTCAACAAATTCCACAGTCCCGCGATCTCCCGGCTGCAGTTTGGAATACGGATCATTCATCCGGACCAGTTCCACACGAGTACCGGCGGGAAAGCGACGCCGTAAGCTTTCAACGACAGCCTTGGATGGCATCTTATTCATGGTCATCAAACTCCTCTGCGTGGGGAGCCACCTTAAAGGCTGAGTTACCGGATAGGTTTCGAAGCAGGATCTTGCGGGCCGCTTTGTAGTCATCACCGACAAATCCCAGCCGGATCAGAAACACGCGGAAGGCAAACTTTTCGTTGTCAACCGGATGCTCTTTGGCCGTGACCCGCTGCTGCTTTTTTGCCGCTGCATAGAGTGCGCCAATGAAGCGAGCGTAAGCGGCAACGTCCTCACCAGATGTGCCAAAGGCAAACCAAGGAAAGCGTAACGTTGTCACTGTCCGCTCGATTGGCAAAGCGTCAATCCCGAGCGCCTTTTTGATCAAGCTGGTCTTGCTGGCGATCAGCTTTTCCAGATTGGCAATGTTTTCTTCCGTGAACCCTTCGAGCGGCATTTCAATGGTCAGGGTGTCCAATTTGTCGGGGTTGTAATCGTCTGCCTGCATACCGCTTTCTCCTTTCCAGTCCTCGCGACGTCTTCTGCCAAGCCCCAGTTCTTCCGCCTCGGTCATTTGCAGATCCTCAAAGTCTGGAATGTCGTCGCTACCGTAGGGTCCTAGGTTCGAGTAGTCAGGAACGTTCTCGCTTTCGAGACTCATGCGGCGCATTTCGCGTTCTGTCCAAGTCTCCGCTTCAAGATGCTCAACATTTGATGCTTTGAATCCGTGCTTGGCATATAGAATGGTTACCAGGTCGAGGTCGCCTGGTCCATCCATATTTCCGTTCTTGTCGATGTGGTAGTCGCCAACTTGAAAGGCGAAGGTCGGAGCACCGAGGTATTTGGACGGTGCGTTCAGTTTTTGGCTGATGGCAGCCACCAGCCTTTTGCGTTCTGTTCCGTTGATATTGTAGAAAATCTTCATGTCGGTTGCCTCCTAAGCTTGATTTGGTATATACATCTATCACTCTGAAGCGTTAGGATAGCAACATGATTCACACGACAATTGCCGACAATACTCAACAAACATTGCAGGGATCATCTGTGTGAATAACACAATATGTTTATGCTTGAATCTGTTCCACCACATCAGTAAAGTGCAGCTTCTTACCATCGCGGATCAGATAAACGGATTCGTTCGACCCGAGCTGCTCAATGGCTCTTTTCACAATTACGTCGCAGTACTTTTCATCCAGCTCGACCATGAAGCAAACCCGTTCGGTCTGCTCACAGGCAATAAGCGTGCTGCCGGATCCGCCAAACGGATCTAAAACGATACTGCCGGTCATGCTGGAGTTGAGCACCGGGTAGGCGATCAGCTGAACCGGTTTCATCGTGGGGTGATCGCCATTCTTCTTGGGCTTTTCAAACTCCCAGATGGTCGTCTGCTTGCGGTCTGAGTACCAGGCGTGCTTGCCGGTCTTCTTCCAGCCAAACAGAATTGGTTCATGCTGCCACTGGTAGGGAGACCGGCCCAGAACCAGCGACTGCTTCTTCCAGATGCAGGTGCCAGAGAGGTAAAACCCGGCATCGGAGAAAGCCTTGCGGAAGTTCAGCCCTTCGGTGTCTGCATGGAAGACATAGATGCTGGCATCTCTGGCCATCGCCTTTTCCGTGAGGGTGAAGGCATCGAATAGAAATTGATAGAACTTGTCATCCGCCATGTTGTCGTTTTTGATCTTGCCGGCATTGCCTTCATAGTTGACGTTGTATGGCGGATCTGTCACGACCAGATTGGCTTGCTTGCCGTCCATGAGCAAAGCAAAGGTCTCCGGTTTAGTGCTGTCGCCACAGACGAGACGATGATTGCCTAAGAGCCACAGGTCTCCAAGCTGGGAAATTGCTGGATTTTTGAGCTCGCTATCGACATCAAAGTCATCGTCTTTTACATCCTCGATGCCGCTCAGGAGCTTGTTGAGTTCCGCGTTGTCAAAACCCAAAATAGAGATATCAAAGTCCACGCCCTGCAGGTCAGCGATCTCGACCGATAGCATCTCAGCATCCCAGCCGGCGCTCAAGGCCAGACGGTTATCGGCGATGATGTACGCTCGCTTCTGAGCTTCAGTCAGATGTTCCGCGAACACGCACGGCACCTCGGTGATGCCTTCTTCCTTGGCAGCCAGGATCCGGCCGTGGCCGGCGATGATGTTCAGGTCCTTGTCCACGATGACCGGATTCACAAAACCGAACTCCCGGAGAGATGCCCGAATCTGCAGGATCTGTTCCTTGCTATGAGTCCGGGCATTCCGGGCGTATGGTACAAGGCGGTCGACATTGACCTGTTCCAATCGTTCAGTTACTTGCATTTTTCGTCACCGCCTTCAGAAGGCCCTTTTGCGCACCGGCGAGGTCGCCGGCCAGCGCTTGCCCACGTAGGGTTTTAAGCTGCTGTTTGGTCAATCTATAATGTTTTAGGCTTCCGATGAAGCGATCAATCTCTTGGATATGCATATCTGCCTC